CAGAACGGGGTGTGCCAATCAAAGACGTGCCCCCGCCAAAAGACCTCACAGGCAAAGCTGAAGCTGCTGCCGAGACCGCTAAACATCTACACGCCCACGGGTTAGAGATAGACATAACCGCAGAGGACAGGGATAACGCTTCGGAGATAAGTATGGCATATGCTGCCGATCCTGTGCGTACTTCAAAGAAGGCTACGCTTAAAAATATATCACGCACCCCACCCGCTACCCTTCTACTAACAGATAAGATCCTAAAAGATTTTGGGCATTCTGTTGTGCAGAGTGCTACGCAGGTGAGGCACCTCGTCACAAACAAACTGATTGAGGAGACAGAGAACCCTGACCCACGGGTACGGATACGTGCCTTGGAGCTGTTGGGTAAGATCAGCGATGTGGGGTTGTTTGCGGAGAAGTCTGAAGTTACAATAACGCACCAAACTACAGACGACATCAAAGAGAAACTACGTGGGAAACTGGCTAAACTTATAGACCCAGCCGATTCTGATGTAGAGGACGCAGTAGTCGTGGAGGCCCCGGTCATATCGTTGGATGATACACTGGGGCCTCCCGATGCCTAAAGATCTTACCACTGTTGCGGAAGACTTAGACTTCTCTCCAGAAGATATACAGACTATGTTGGACAACCTCGACCAGTTTAGTCCTGAAGAGGTCGCAGAGATTGATAAGATGGTCGATGAGCTGGCGAACAGGCAGCGTAACGACAACGCCAAAGATGACCTCATAGAGTTTTGTAAACGGATGCAGCCAGATTATAAAGTTGGCAAGCACCACCGCATCCTCGCAGATATGTTGATGGACATTGAGCAGGGTGACAAAGACCGTATATGTGTCAACATCCCACCCCGACATGGTAAATCCCAGCTTGTGAGTATCTTTTTCCCTGCGTGGTTCTTGGGGCGTAATCCCGGCAAGAAGGTTATGATGGTATCCCACACTACCGACCTTGCTGTGGACTTCGGGCGTAAGGTGAGGAACCTGATATCGGTAGACGACTACAAAGAAATATTTCCACAGGTGTCGTTGGCGGTGGACAGTAAGTCTGCGGGGCGGTGGAATACAAACTTTGGAGGAGAATATTATGCGTGTGGTATTGGGTCTGCACTTGCGGGACGTGGCGCTGATCTTCTGCTTGTTGATGACCCTCATTCTGAGCAGGATGTTATTAACGGAAACTTCTCTGTGTTTGAAAAAGCATACGAATGGTTCACCTTCGGTGCCCGTACTCGCCTTATGCCGGGCGGTAGGGTTGCAATAATCCAGACTCGTTGGCATATGGACGACCTCACGGGGCGTGTGACGACCGATATGGTCAAGAATCCAGAGTCAGACCAGTACGAAATCGTGGAGTTTCCCGCTATTTTGGACAGCGAGGACTCTGACGGTAAGCCGATACAGCAGCCGTTATGGCCTGAGTTCTTTGATTTAAGCGCATTGCTACGCACAAAGGCGTCGATGCCTACATTCCAATGGAACTCGCAGTATCAGCAGCAGCCTACGGCTGAAGAAGCGTCGATTGTTAAGCGGGAATGGTGGCAAATATGGCCAAAAGACGACCCACCCCACTGTGAATACATAATTATGTCGCTCGACGCTGCCGCAGAGAAGAATAATCGCGCCGATTACACCGCGTTGACGACTTGGGGCGTGTTTTTTAACGAAGAAGAGAACGCGCACCACATAATTTTGCTAAATAGTATCAAAGAACGCCTAGAATTTCCAGAATTGAAGGGTCTGGCGCTTGAAGAGTACAATGCTTGGGAGCCAGACTCATTTATTGTGGAGAAAAAGTCCTCTGGCGTAGCTTTGTACCAAGAATTACGCCGTATGGGCCTCCCAGTACAGGAATATACACCTCATAGGGGTACTGGAGATAAGATGGCTCGCCTTAATAGTGTATCAGACATCATCGCCAGCGGGTTTGTGTGGGCACCGGCTAAGCGTTGGGCCGAGGAGGTCATAGAAGAGGTGGCAGGGTTCCCGTTTATGTCTAACGATGACCTTGTTGACTCTACGGTTATGGCGTTATTGCGGTTTAGGCAGGGTGGGTTCATCAGATTACCCACTGACGAGTGGGATGATGAGCCTACATACCGTAGACCTGTGGAATATTACTAAACTTCTATATTTAACTTAGTTCCCTGCGGCCTATCCGCTGTAGTTTTTGCTCCAAACCTATCATAAGCCTTGCCAAGATCTAATCTCTGCTCTCTGAGCGCCTCCAGATGCGTGTGGTTGGCCCTATGCTCTTTCTCCACACGTTGCTCCGCTAAATGCGTTTCAATAGCCTCACGGGCTCTAGTTTGTTCATGTATGTGGCTTCCGACATTAAAAGGCGCAGACCCTACCCCGCTCAAACCGTCACTCATAACCGACCCTGCTTGGCTAAGATGATCACAACAGTAATTCCAAGCATGATTGTCACGATGATTACAGATCCGCCATAAATCACAATGCGCTCAACCATCTTAGCTTTGCGCTTTCTTTCCGCTTCAACCTTTGCTTTGCGATCCTTCCTCGCTTGCACCCGTATAGCTTGCAATTCACCCCATGCGCTAAAACCTCTGGTTGCAATAACGATCTGCCTTAGCTCCTCCTCAGCGTCTTTGGCTCTTTGTAAGTTTACGAAAGTCTCCATTGCGTTTTCATCTGACCCCGAAAACAAACTGTTTTTCTTTTTCTCGTGCGCAGCGCGTAATTCATCCACGCCGTCGAAAAATTCACCAATCTGTTTCGTGACGTTGACCAGTTCTTTTCCTGCTGATACCGCAGATTTCACAGCGGCAAGCGCCGTAAATGGGTCAATCATGTCTCTCTTCCCCGACCAACAACTATGTATAATGGACAGAAGTGCTTCCAAGGCACTCTTACTTTAGCTGGGTACTGGTAATAGAATTGCGAAACTTCTCTAGGGCACCTGTACTCACAGGTCTGATGCAGGCCTATGGTTGGGCTTTGACTAGCTAATATCGCTGTTAGGGCGCATATAAACATATCTCATGCCTATCTCCCCCTATTTCTCTGCAAGCTTATCTATCTTGCCTTCTAGCCTAACGAGGTGGTCAACAACCCTCCCAAGTTCCCCCGCGTGGTCTTCCCTCTTTACATAATTCTCTCTTGTCATGTTTAAAAGAATATTGAGGCGTTTTACTTCAGATGCGATTTGATTGGCCCACCACCCTATGGGTAGAACCACAAAAGTTAATACGATGTTCCAAATCAGCATGTTATCCATTATCTCTCAATACAGGAATATAATATTTGTTTCAACAGACCGCTTGAGATAAAGGGTAATTAGGGTACATCTCCCAGTACCCTAGTCGGGGTGTGGTGGCTTCCCCCAAGTTGCCCACCTCGACACTAGACCGCCGGGCATTAAAATGATAAGTTACCCGCAAGCAACGCTTATGGAGCGCACATGGCTGTAGAAAAACCCTTAGTTCCTTCTGATTTAGAGATAGAGACAAATCCTACAGAAGAAGAACTTACTATTGAAGTTATAAACCCCGAAGCTGTTTCTATGGAGACTGAAGATGGAGGGATTATAATTGATTTTGAAAGCGGCTTGTCAGAGCAACTAATGGGACAAGACCACGATTCAAACCTAGCTGAGTCTATAGACGAAGCAGATCTTGAGGCTATGGCATCTGAGCTTGTGAGTGACTTTGAGTCTGATCGTGAGTCTCGCGCCGACTGGGCTAGGGCTTATGTAAAAGGTTTAGATCTTCTTGGTATGAAGATTGAGGAGCGTCAGCAGCCTTGGGCGGGCGCATCTGGGGTATTTCATCCCGTGCTTACTGAAGCTGTTGTACGATTCCAAGCACAGGCTATGGGGGAGCTGTTCCCCGCTTCAGGCCCTGTGAAAAGTAAGATTATGGGTAAGCTTACTCCAGAGAAGTTTGACCAAGCTGAGCGTGTGCAGAATGAGATGAACTATCTCTTAACGGAGGAGATGACAGAATACCGAGATGAGATGGAGCAAATGTTGTTTAAGCTCCCGTTGGCGGGATCTGCGTTTAAGAAGGTATATTACGATCCGCTTATGGATAGACCCTGTGCGGTATTTGTTCCGTCAGAGGACTTTGTGGCGTCTTATGGCGCTACGGACCTAATGACATGCCCACGATATACGCATGTTATGAAGAAAACGGAAAACGAGATATTAGAACTGCAAGTCGCAGGTTTCTACAGGGATGTGGAACTACCCGCGCCTGCACCTGATTTTTCTGATATACAAGAAAAGTATGACGAGCTTGATGGTGAGAGCGCGGTTCTTGAAAATGACGATAGGCATACAATCCTTGAGATGCACGTCATAATGAACATGCCTGAAGGGTTTGACGATCCTGATAGCATAGCACGGCCTTATGTAGTAACTATAGATAAATCATCCCGCGAAATATTGTCTATCCGCAAAAATTGGTACGAAGATGACGCTAAAAAGAAGAAACGCCTACACTTTGTACACTACCGTTATTTACCGGGCCTTGGGTTTTATGGGACGGGTCTCATACACCTTATTGGTGGACTTGCTAAGTCGGCTACATCCATCCTTCGTCAGTTGGTTGATGCTGGCACACTGTCGAATTTGCCAGC